CCGATCCGTGGGAAGCATCAGAGCTTTTACGATTCCCGATGATGGCCAGCAATAACCTAATTCACGGCTCGCTTATGGCTTGGGATGAAACAGCTTTGACGACGATGGTAGCGAGCTATCCTGGCTGTCCCCTAATGATCGATCACGAATGGGATCGATGCGAAAAAACTTTTGGGATGGTTTACGATGCCCTACTTTACTCGTTACCCCGCGTAAGCGAGGAAGGGATGCGGAAACTTCTTTCTAAATCTCCGAATCCGAGTGAAGATAGGGCTATTATCGAGCGAGACGGCTATCACCAGGTTTTGGTATTTGCTTTTGTCGAGCAATCCCACCCTGGAGCCTCGGATGTTCTCTACGGCCGGCGAGCAAACGTTTCGATCGGCGCAAACTTTTATGGAAAATCCTACTGCCCCATCTGCAATACTCCTTACGAGGACAAACACTGCGAGCATTACCCCCCGTATATGGCAGGTTGGGTAGAAGAGGAACTGTTAACGCCTTACTATCGCCGCACTGGCAAGATAGACTCCCTAGAATGCTCTTTTGTATTTGCGGGAAATTGCCGACAGGCCAGAATTCTCGATAAAAACCTGAACGCTTTTGTTATGGCGTAATAGCGAAACTTCAAGTATAATTTTTCTTAGCTATCGTGAAAAAATACTATGTCTAAAACACTACAAGAAATCAAACGGATTACTCCCGTAGTCGTCAAAGATTCCGACGGGCAGTCCGTTGACGAAAAAGAATTATTTGAGATGAAGGTTAAAGCCGTAGAACGCGGCGAAATCAAAACCGCTACCCCGGTTGTCCCCGTCAAGAATACTGAAACCGAAACTCCCCCCGCCCCGCTCGACTTAAAAGCGATCGAGTCACTGATTGCGAGTGCTGTAAGTTCTGCAATTGCAGAAGTCAAGGCGGCGGCTGAAGCCGAAAAACAATCTGCATTAGAAGCGCAAAAGCAACAAGCAGAAGTCGAAAAAAACGAAATTAAATCCTCCTTTGATGAAGCCTCCGAAGCTATCAAACAGGCAAACAAAAAAATTGCCGCACTCGAAGCTAAAGCGGCCGAGTCGGAACGAGTCATCAACAACTTTAATGACCTCGGAAAACTCCACGGTTCTAGTCAGCCCGCAAAAAAGGTAGAAACGGTCGAAGTGAAAACACAAAACAATGCCCCGAAATTCAAAACGTTAAACTTTAACACGAATATTGCGATTGGCTACAACGATAAGTTACCCGGTACTTTTCGGGAAATACAACACCACATCGACTCACTTCCAAAGGCCGTAAAATTTACAGGGGCTAAAGAGCGAGTTTTAGACTTTGACAAAACCGAACTTGATCGCTATGTCAAAGAAAACTATCGACACGTTTTAAACGACCTAGATTCGTGGGGCAAAAAAGCGGGGCTGTTTAGAGGAACCGACATTCAGATGATCGATCCAGGGGAAAGTGTAGCTAACACGATTATCTCCGATCTTCCCGGTGGTTTCTTGCCTACACTTTCGGCAATTATGCGTGTCACTCATCGCCCCGGCTTCGTGTTTCACATGATGCCATTGGTGCGATACGATTTTGCAAAATCGCGAGGAAACGTAATTCAAATTGGAAGATTTAACTACCTTTCCACCTCACCTTCCCTTGCTGACTACGAACTATCGGCGGGTAACGCTTACAGTTCAATTACGACCCGTAGCGATTCCATGTCTACTTCCAAAGTCGATGTGGAAATTCGTGAGTATGGACGTGGTAAAGAAAGTGCCTCTACACAAATTAACCCGATCCGAATTGTTAGCTTCGTTGAGTATTTTTCGGCTTACGAATTGGCGGCGGAACTCAATCAAAAATTTGGCTATGACTACGCTCAATTTGAGGATCGCCTAATCCGTTCTCGTTACGATTTGACCTCGGTGATCTGGTACAACCAGGGCAACACGATTAACACGGCGGCAACTGCACTACAGAACGGCGACGGCCGCATGAATCAACAATTCCTTCGAGAGATGAGACACCGCGCTCACTCATCCAGTAGCCCGTGGGAGCCGTTGCCAGACGGGAACTTTATGGCAGTCCTAAATCCTACCGCTTGGAAACAATTAAGAGAAGATTTAGATGATGATTGGGAGGCTCCAACCCAAGCCAACCTTCTCGATTTTCTCAATGCCATGCTTCCGGCTTACGTTCCCGACGAATCCGAGCCACGGGTTAACGGCTATATGGGAGTTGTCGAAGGTGTTCACGTTTTTGAATCTAACGCTTTTGGTGTAGGCAACGCTGGGGCAGACGGGGTGAGTAACGTTACCGTTCGCACTCCCTCTACCACCGCGTTATTCCGTGACTCTTATTTCTTTGGACACGGGGCGGTAGGACGGGGAATCGCAATGCCTGTAGAGGTTCGCACCGATTCCGTTACCAACTTTGATCGTGAGTCTCGCTTGACATGGCTTTCGTGGGAAGGAGTTGATGCCCTCGACGTTGATCCCACTGGTTCGGGAGTTGCCAGCCAACAGTTACGGGTGGCCAAATTCCGTACTACCGATAACGCACTTTCTGGATTAAGCTAATCAAGAGAAAACTATGGCTGAAACAAAAACAAAAACCGAAATAACGGGCGAAATCCCCCCGCCCGATTTTCCGCCCGCCGAAAGCGAGTACCAGCTTGTAAATCTGAAAAGTCAAGGTATAAAGCTTTGCGGCGACTGCGGTGGTCGATTGCAGTATAATGACGAAGAAAGAGCCTCGTTTTGCCCGCAACGGACAAAAGAAAACCAGAAATATTGTCCGATGCTCAAAATTGTATGATTTTCACTCCCGATGACCTCTTTTTATTTGCGCCTGGCGTTGTCCTAACGGACGAAGCGTTAGAAGGCGCAATTTCTTTTGTCGAAACTATTGTCGAGGGAGATCGAGGGGCTGATCGCCCGCTAGAGATTGTTCGACATCGGGAAAAACTGCGGGTTAACCTAAAATTCCAAAACTTCAGGCTTACCTATGTCTCCCCAAGTACACCGATTGCAGAAGACCCTGAACCGGTCATCAAAGTTCGCCTCGGAAACGTAACAGACGGATTTAATCGGGCGATCGCTCCCGATAACTGGAAAGTTCTAACACCTGACGACTACACGATCGACGTGGACGGGCAGATTCATTTGTCAACCGTTTACGGGCGATCATGGGGATACGGACACTCATGGAATACTCGTGAACCATTTCCTGAGTTTTCCGAGGCTGACGTAGAGTATTCTGCTGGCATTGATTTTACCCAAGATACCCGACAAGTGAGACAGCTAAAAGCCGCTTTTGGGCGGGTTCTTGACTGGGTATGTAATACGGGAAGCTTCAAGGGTGTTACAAGCGTAGAACTGCCGTTTGAAGAATTAAAAATCAGCTACGGATCAGGACAACTTGGAACGGTTCCCAACGATCTATTATTGGTTTTTCGGAAGTATAGACCTGTTAGCCTATGATCGCTGTATTTACCTGTCCCCTTCCTCCTACGCTAAACGATCAGATTCGGAAGGCGCGAACCAACAAATTTAAAAGTGCAAGGGTCAAAAACGAGTGGACCCTTTATATTGCAGGGCTTGCAAAAAAGCAAAAAATTCCACAATTTCTAGGTCAAGTTTGGCTACACTACGAATGGAAACTTGTTAATTTTAATCGCGATCCTGACAATACTTCTGCTGCAGCGAAATACATTAATGACGGGCTAAAACACGCAGGAATAATTGTCGAGGATAATCTAAAGATTATTCAAGGATACGATCACACATTCACTAAATGGGACGAAGATAGAGTAATTTTGACAATTAGCGATAGTCCAGTTTTTAGAAGGGTTTATGATGAAGACATTGAATCGATCGCTGTTTAAAGATTGGAAAACTTCGTTAGTTGCCGCTATTTACGTCTTAAGTGATTTTATTACTTACGCACACCAACACCCCGAATTTTCGGGGATTGTGCTATTCGCTCACTACATTACCTCAGACAATTGGCAGGGAACACTAATTGCTTTGGGGTTGTTTTTAGCGGGTGATTCTAGGAAGGATTTAGACTAACCACGAATCTCAATTCATTTTCAATCTGATCCCAGTCAGGGATCGGCTTAACTAAAGACGGGCAAACAGGAATCCCGACCGCACGGACGGCATTATAACGAGCGAGTAGCCATTCTGCTTTATCGAGCGGCTTGTCTCCTGCTTTGACATCAATGTAGTGCCGAAAGTCTTCTTGATCGCTTTTGTTGTCTGGCAAGAAAATTCTAATTTTCCATTGTTCGATTTCGGAGAAGGGAAATCGAGATTTAATTGCCTTGGTCAAATCTGGCATAAAGCTTAATCCTCCGTCCTAGCTTGTCTGAGATGTTTAATTGTTGACTCGTTGGGGACTCGAAAGCGTTTAACTGCCGAACGAGTCCAGATCGTCCGTTAATCGTAACCCAAATATCCCCCGTGGATGGAACCGGGAAAGGATAGTTTTTGGGGTCTACTAGCCTTCCCTCAAAATATTCGGAGTCGAGATAACTTCCCTCCTGCACATCGGCGTAGGGAGGTTTTTTCTGTTGAAGCCAACAGGCAAGCGTGACCGTAGCCGTAGCAGATGCAGCGAGGATCGGATTGCCTACCTCATCTACTGCCATCGTGGGCGCACCCGTGGCGACGCTAAATACGAGAGACGCATTCGCTTTTATTGTCGGATTTGACAGGAACTGCCCCGCTATTCCGATCGTTGAGTCGATCATTTTGTCTATCCCAAAGCTTTTATAAAAGTGTAACAGATTTTGCTTGACAATTCAAGAAGTTTACTTTAAACTTTAAGTATGAATTCAAAATACTCCTATGTCCAAAAACAATATCTGTCCGATCATTGCAAGAAACTATCATAGTCGCTGGAGTCGTTTTTGTTCGCTTCCAAACGAAGTTAAAGAAGGCATCGTTGAGTTATTAATTGCCGCAAGTGAATTTGGAATTGAATCGCTAATGGCAAAAGAACGACTCAATCGTTTACAGGATACGAAACTCCAAAAGAAGGGAGATGCTATATTGAACCCCCAAAGAGATATACCCGAACTATTCTAAATCAGCTGGATAGTCCGCTATTTGCCAACATAAAAACCGAAAATCTGGAGACAATTGAATGACACAAACTCAAGAATTATCAGCTATTTTTCAAAGCTTTGTCGGGGAAATTAACAAATGCCTTGAAGGCATTCGACAAATCAATAATCAGTTGCGTCATATCTTGCACGAATTCGAGGAGAAAGGGGGATATGTAGCGATCGGTTACAAAACATTTAAGGAATTCTCGGATGCTCACCTTTCGCCCTATATGTTCCGGCGCGTCAAAGAAGAAAATTCAGCCCGAATGATCGAAATGATTTTGGGCGTGCCAATTAACACTTACTCTTACAAGGCCTTTTCCCCAATATTAAATCGGGATCGCGTGATTCTCTTTGCCACAAAAGAAGCGCACGATAACGCATCGGAAACGGGACTCGCCTGTAATCTTGGACGGGTCACGGAAATTCGATCGCTCTGGCAAAAGATAACGACCGAGACGGGGACTAATACCCCGACACCAGCACAGATTAAGAAGATAGCTAATTGTGCCAAGAAAAAATCCGATGAGGCCAAACCCGATTCTGTCAACTTCGATCCCGTCAAGCCTGATTCTGTTACTGATTCTGTTAAGTCTGATCCTGTTAAGCCCAATTTTCAAAAAAACGAGTATCGGGAACTACAAGAAAAGTACACCATACTACAAAAAAAGCATCGGGAATTACAAGAAAAGTACAGCGCATTAGAAGCGGAAAACCGAGCCTTAAAACGACAGATCGAAAAAGGAAGGTCTACGACTCTAACTGACAACATCATCGCCGGCCAAAAGCAAGAAATCGAGAAATTAAAAGATGAAAAAGCAAGGCTAAAGCAAAAAAATCAAGAGTTAATTCAAAAACTCCCGTTCGATCAACAGCTTGCCGCATCGGGCTACTAATCGGACAAAAAAACGAACCTCACCGGCTCGTTTTAAACCTTAACTCCACAAAGTCACACTATCAATCAAATCCTTCCAAAAGGTGAATTTTTTTGACAAGTACAATCTCATTTTACCCAAAAAAGCCATGAAACCAATCGAACAACCGTTAACCGAATTTTTTAACCGAGATGCTACTCAGTGCGTTTGCTACAAGCTTCCTACCCATCCCGATGGTGTCATACAGGAATTGGGAAAATTGGGGCAGATCAGCGTAACGCCATTAGATTTTTATCGCACTCTAAAAACAAGTGAACCAATAGCGAGAATCAACGAACCGTCTAACTTAATCCTGCCTATTATTTGCGCGGTGGGGATTACTTTGATTTCTAAACTTTTCGAGGATAAATAGTTATTATTAACAGATAACTAAGGATTCCTAGAAAAAAAAGATCGCCACAATGCTGTAACGATCGCTCCTGCTAAAAAAAGGATAATTTTACCATGAAACTGATCGAAGCAATCTGCATAGAATCCCCCCGTAAAGTAAATGGCGAGAAAGAGTGATTACCTAAGCAAAAAAAGGAAGAAATTAGCGCTAATTTCTTCCTTTTATATAAAGGCTGCTAAGTTTGGTCAAAAGTTGTCAAAATATTTGACATAATTGCCACTTTATGGTAAGAAATAGGGTCATTTTTGTCCCGTAAATTTTAAATTTCATCCCATCCAGTTAAGCCAGAAGACATAACATAACTGGTAACGGTTGCTTCAAAAAAGTTAGCTTTGGTGTGGCCTTCTTTTTT